TTTTAATGTTTTAATGTTTTAATGTTTTAATGTTTTAATGTTTTAATGTTTTAATGTTTTAATGTTTTAATGTTTTAATATATACAACAATTACTCCTCGCTTTCACGTAGCATCTTGGTCATCTTCGCAACACGACCCTTCCACCAATTCAATGTATCCGCTGAAAAAACATCCGGCCTATAACGCCTATGGTCAATCGCCTGTTTAGGAGAATCGTAAAAATACATATCTGGCTCCACTTTACCACGTCGCCCCGTCGAATCACATACCTTCCATAGCAAATCCTCATACATCGACCCCACGCGCCAAGGATACGCAATCCCCGTAACCGCGTTCACAATAAAACGCCCCTGTACATTCGACGGAAACGATTTACGACTCGGTCTCTTATCCTTGCTGTTTTTAGAACGCGTTTCATCGCCATCACATGACTCCACGGCATCATTCAGGTCATTTGGCTCATATGTATGATCCAAATTCTTTACCATCTTATTGCTTCTGTTGAAGGTTAACGTTAACGTAAACTATAATGTCCGTTGATACTATAAATATAGTTGTTTCTTTAAGCGGTTTTATAAAATATTATTTCATGATAAAATATTTAGTGGTTTCAATGGTTTCATTGGTTTTCAACATTTACTACAATTACTTCGCTGCTTTCAGTTACTTTAGTTTCCAATTCACTAATATATAAATTCTTCTCATCTAAGATTTTCTGCTGTATTTCGATGATTTCTTTTAGTCTTATATTTTCACGAGCACTATTTTCATATAAATCTTTAAGTTGTCCGACTTGAGAAAGCTGTTTCTGTTGTGACGTCAACATTTCAACAACTTCATGATGATTTAATTCACGCGGTGGTTTACCATCTTCTCGAAAAACGATTGTACTCCCTGTATTTTTAGACTGCCGTGCAGTATTTGAACTTAAAAATTCATGATTCTTTTGCCTCTCTTCCACCATTTTTTTCTCCATTTCTTTTCTTTTTAATTCTAACTCTTTCATTTGTTTCAATACATCCGGTTTCATATTTATATTCCCCGGTTCATATGCTTTTAACTTCACTTCCAAATCTTCTACAAAAAATTTTATTATATCTTTGTCCTTTATAAATTCGCCTATTGTTCTTGTGCTATATTTTATATACGGATTTCCGCTAATGTTTTCCAACAATGTTCTCTTATCGAATGTATTATGAGAATGTGAAAATACCAGGATCGTTTTCAACGGGTCAAGTTGGACAAACGGCACCGTATAATTTTTTAAGAATTCATGCTCTTCGGCCAAGCATGCTTCTTCGTTATATTGCGTCTCTTTTAATAATTTCCTCTTGAATGCAAATGTACCTGCTGTTGCGTGGTTGGGTCCGTAGGGTCCAAATTGTACCATCTTACATTTATCTTGATTCTCTTTGAAATATATATACATTTCACTAGAACCAGCACACAATGCATTCTGATTCCCCATCAGTCGCTCAACTGCATGTGAAACACGTTCAGGAGGATAATAATCGTCATCATCCATATACACGATGATATCACCACAGGCTTTTTTATGCATAATATTTCGCTTCTTTCCAAGCGTCATCTTTTCATCGTACTTAAAATACTTAACACTAGGGTGCGACTTGACTATATCTTCAATGGGGTCACTTCCGTCATCAATGATAATCCACTCCATCTTATTTTTCGGATAATCTTGACTATCAAAACACTTTATCATCATTTCAACAAATGGTCGTCTATTAAATGTAGGTGTACATACACTTACAAATGGAAGTTTCATGTCAATGCTTCTATTTTTATTCTTTGTCATTATTACTGCAGATATTATCGGTATAAAATGTATATATATATTATACATAAATACATTTAACATTGTTTAATAAATATTTAAAATATTTAAAATATTTATTAAACTAAATATTTATTAAACTAAATATTTATTAAACTAAATATAAATTATATTACTTATTTAATAAATTGCTTAGTAAATTGCTTAATAAATTGTTAAATTATTATTATATTATCCCGCATTCCCAGTAAAATATGCAACAATTATGAAAAATATTATACCAGCGCCACCGCTATTTCCTAAATCTTGAAAAGCGTATAACGCAATCATTATATAAAATATAAAAAGCATATATGGTCTCATATTATTGAATATTTTATCATAGTCTCCCTTGTTCCTAATATTCAAACAAGGGTATAATAAGAATATATACGCCGTTTGTATGGCCATCCAGATACCATTTCCAAATGCTATAAAAATACCAAAAAACAATGTGAATATCATTCCCCAGAATGGGTGATCACTTATTATACCAAATACAAGACCCATTATTCCAGCAACAAAACCTGCAATAGGAATAATATAAAACACGATTAACGGAAAAAGCATAAATATCAAAAATTTTCTTCCTCCAGCAACCTGCATATTATCCCACGAATTTTCATTATCGGCTTTTCCACTATCAGTGGTATCAAATAAATTCAAAAATGCTTGTAAAAGTGACCGCGCACCTTGTCCTAAACCTCCATATACAGAGTTAAATAAATAGTTAAACAATGCTTGTGATACACCATTTCCCACACCACCTTCCTCGACCTCGTCTAGTAAATATATATTTTCTTTTTCAGTATTAATAACATCAGCTAAGTTATTATTAGTACATATGCGGGGCAATAAGTTATACGGAAACCCATAACTAAAAAAACTCGCATTTTTATTTTCTGTTATACAATATGGCGGGGCATACCGATAAGTTGGAAGAATATATTCCTTTTCATTTTTCGAGCGCGTCATCAAAAATAAAGCATTACACCCTAAAATACCCCAAATATAGGCAACAATAATCGCAAATATAACATGTATAACGAATACCAGTATATTATTTGTAGTCGTAGTTTGTGTTTCATCCATGAGTGCACTCGTATTTGACGCCTGTTTTGTGGTACCGGGCGTAGCACCAATGACATTACTACCTGCTGCTGCAGGTGCGGCTTTTGCAGTAGTACTTGTCGTTGTATTTTTACCTTCACCAGTATCTTCTCCGGTCTCATCTCCTGTTGCTTTACTATATATATCGCCCATACCAGGAAATGTAAATGCTTCTTTAATATTCGATGTTCCTCCCATTAATTGTTGTAATCTTGTTTTTGCTGACATTTTTTGATATAAATATGTATAGTATATTAATATATTATAACATTTTAAATATACTGTAACATTTTAAATATACTGTAACATTTTAAATATACTGTAACATTTTAAATATACTGTAACATTTTAAATATACTGTAACATTTTAATATATTGCGAATATTAACAATATATTAAATATATTTAAAAGTATAACTACTATTAATATAGCACATATCATATATCGTTCTATATAACAATTTGTTAAATACCATATACAAATAATGACAAAAATAGAAGAAGGTTTGAAACTAGATTTTCATAATGTTCTTATTCGTCCAAAACGTTCTACTATTAATAGTCGTTCTAATGTCAATTTAATGCGAACTATCAAATTCAAAAACTGTAAATCCCTAAAATCATGGGAAGGTATCCCTATTATTGCATCCAATATGGATACTGTTGGAACTTTCGATGTTTATAAAACATTGTCAAAGTTTAAGATTATTACGGCTCTCCATAAATTCTATACTATTACAGATTTCTTATCATATCAGACCACTAACAATCTCATTTTAAATCCCGACCTTTTTATGGTTTCTACTGGAATCCAGGAAACAGATTTTACTCGTCTTAAAGGCATCCTTTCTGTGATTGAGTGTAACTGGATTTGTATTGATATAGCGAATGGTTATATTCAATCTCTTGTCCAGTTTTGCAGGCGTGTTCGCGAAGAGTATCCCGACAAAATTATCGTTGCTGGAAATGTAGTTACCCGCGAAATCGTCGAAGAACTTATTCTCAATGGTGGTGTTGATGTTGTTAAGGTCGGTATTGGACCAGGAAGTGCTTGTCTCACTCGTATGAAAACAGGCGTAGGTATGCCTCAGTTATCTGCTATTATGGAGTGCGCCGATGCAGCTCATGGTGTCGGGGGACATATTATTGGCGATGGAGGTATTACTTGTCCGGGTGATATGGCGAAGGCGTTCGGTGGTGGTGCCGATTTCGTCATGGTTGGTGGCGCATTTTCCGGCCATGACGAAAATCCTGGAGAAATTATAACCAACCCGGATGGTTCCCAAAGTAAACTATTTTATGGAATGAGTTCTTCACACGCCATGACTAAACACTATGGTGGTATGAATGATTATCGCGCATCCGAGGGCAGAATTGTTCGCGTCCCATATCGCGGTCTTCTTGAACACACAGTTCTTGATTATTTGGGAGGGCTACGAAGCACTTGTACATATATAAATGCGTCTTGTATTAAACACATGCCGCTGTGTACTACATTTGTTCAGGTTTCGCAACAACTTAATACCTCGCTTGTATCGTAATTATATATAGTCACTATATTTTCTGACTCAATATTTCGATTATTATTTTATCGAAATATTGTAGTGTATACTATAATATTTTTATCTCGCATACATAAGACCTGCATTACCAGACATAAATGTAACGACGTTGTATCTTTCTTCTAAAATAACCAAATTATAGTTGTAGTCATATATACGCCATGTCGGCTTATTTACACCAATGGGTAGTTTCGTTGCAGGGTCACAAATTGTCAGAAAATTTGCACTAGGGTCCAATGGTGGATAAAAAGTTGTGAACTCAAATTGAACATTCGAAAACTTACTTGTATTAAGCGCTCCAGTCGGCTGTAAGTTAAACGGGTCGGTATCTAGACAAAAATTATAACAATATAATCCATCAACGCCTTCTCCGCTAGTTCTTACGTATTTTTCTATATAGTTATATACACCTGCGTCTAGCACATTTTCACGATACTTACCGTCCAACAAAATAGCCATATTTAGTAATATATTACGCTGATTATCTACACTAAATGGTTGTGTAACAAAAAATCCCGTATTATTACCCGTTATTGTATCATATCCTGGACCTATCAAATTATCATTACATGATATACTTATTCCACCGTACCAACCATTATACTGTGTAAGCGGCAAAATAGGTGCAGGAAGTATATTTACAGGCAAATAATTATATGGCCAATTCGTATAGTTGCTCCATTGATTTCGTAAATTAATATCACTTCGCTGAAAAAAGAACATCCAACTACTTACCATTCCGAGAGTATTTTCTAACCATACACGTTGTGATCCTGTAACATTCTCAAAATTCCATTCATATGCAGACTTTATTAAATATTTTTGCTCTGATGCTGCAAATGTCTTCGCTTCCTCGTTTGATAAAAATCCATATGTGCTAATCAAATGTATATCTGCATTCCACTCG